AAATAAATCCCCTAAATATTCACGATGTCTCACTCGGACTCCACCGTGTATATTTCCAAATTGAGGGATATTATCATCAATTGTTGGTTTAATAATTGTATTGTGTTTAATGTCATTAATTGAATGTTGGTAATCTCCCATACCGGATATTTTTGAAATTGCCATATCACTAAGGCGCTTTAATCCACTATCGATTTTTTGGTTTGCCATTAAACGCATAGGGGCGGTAAATTTTGCCATTTTAGCCATTGCTATCGGTTTTGCTATTCTCATTGCAGGTTTCACGACATTCTTATAAGCACTCTTTGCAGTTCTCTTAATTGAACGTCCTAATTTACGAAAAAGTCGGCGGGGCATAGTTATAATATTCTTATATATAAAAATAATTTTCTTATATATAATTTGTAAAAATAAATGTTGTCTAAGCATAGGGCACTGCATAAAATCGCTACTGCGTCGGCGCTCCGTCGCCTCCTTGTGCGTTTTATTTGTGCTTTCGGTATTTCCTTTATATTCGCTACGCTCAAATATAGCGCTACGCGCAATTAACACGAATAAGAGAGACTTTATTAATCTTCATAATAATATTCATATTGAGTATTATTTTTATAATACTTATTATTATTTTTATATGGAGTATAATTATAGGTATGGGTATAATTATTTCGTGTTTTATATTTTGGGGTGCTCTTCTCCTCTTCTTCGTTAATATTCTTTTTGATTGATATATTATTATCAAACGAAACAGTTTTAGTTGTTATTATTTCTTCTTCGTCATCTTCTTTTATTTCATCACATTCTTTCCTTAAATGCTCTCTATCTATTTTAGAACAATGGCACATATCTAATTTTATTAATTCATCATTTTTAACTTCGTAAAATTGCCATCTATCAATACTTAATAACCTTAAATCAGGTATAGTATTGCTAAAAGTCCATACCCGCGGGGGGTGTATTCTATATTGTTTATAATGATTTCTCGGGTCTTCTAATCTTCCAGATTTAATAACTTCTAACGCCGTATATAAAGATGACATTAACTGTTTATTTTTATTAATTGCTCTTGGTAAATCCATAAAAATAATTTTAGGGTCTCTGTTATTTGTATCACTACACATATTACATACTGACGATATTATTTTTTCGTGGTCTGATAATGTCGGCAATATTATTGCTTTCTCATATATATTCATTAAATCGCATATCGTCGATTTTCCTATATTACCCTTTGTATCTATTATACAGTCTATCGTGCGGGGATTTCTATTTTCAGGTTTCGCACTATCTCTAATACTCTTTTGAAATGGTTTTAATTTATCTATTAAACCAATTAAATGATAAGGGATAAATAAAGGTTCTTTTAATTCTTCTTGAATAAATGACGTCTCCGTATAATGGTCGCCTATTTTTGTGTCGTGTTTTAGGACATAATTAAAATTTGATGTTGTGTGAATTCCCTTAACGGTGGGGGATAAATAATAACCCCATTCACTAAATATGCCTAACTCATATTTTTCAAATAATTCGTGTAATTGTTTTAATAATGTCGCTCTTATTGATTTCTTCATTAATTGAAATCTACACTGATAATGCAGATAACCGTGTCCGGTTCCGTTGTCATTTCCTTCATACTCTTTTATTTGTTTCCCTTCTTCTAATTGAAATACAAATTTTTTACATAATTTAATTAGAACATTAAATAAAGTCTCAGGTTCTAATTTTTGTCCGGTCTTCTTCATAATTTGTGATATTCTCATATCATATCCGGTCATTTGTGCGGTCATTCTTTGACTTATATATTATATCTAAATATTTTCTTATATATTAAACGCACTTAGATATTTCCATCCGTTCTCCAACCTACTAATTTTTTTTATATATATAAGCAATATTTTTTTAGTCTTATATTATATAAAATAAAATGAGTATTAATATACCTCATATCGTACCATACCCAGAGTATATATATAATCTTTTAGAAAGTTTAAACACATTATATGAAAAAAGATTAATAAGAAAATCAATAATTAACAGAGTTAATATGCTAGTCAAAAAGGTCGCAAAGTATGAATTACAAGAAAGAGACAAATTAAAAGAAAATAATATTAGAAAATTATTAGAGTATGAAATTAATTTAAAATTAATACTACATTTATAAAAGAACATAATTATAGTGTCTCACCCCAGAAAGGTTTTTTAGGCATTCGCTACGCTCATTGGAAGAACTCTAAAAAACCTACATATAATATTTCATAAGGATTTAATATATATTATATATATTGCTCGGGTCTTAGATATTAAGACATAAATAATAAAAAGTAATAATACAAAGAATAATTTTATATCTAAGTTGATAAAATTATTTAGATAATTAAGATATTTTTTTTATAATTTTACAAGAAAATACATGTATTTTCAATACTTGTATTTTATTTTACTCATAGTTGCCGTTAAGTTGTGTAATGACTAAATCCCCAAAAGATGGATTTAATAAATAATCAGAAACAGCATAATCCATTCTAAAATCAATACGAGATAATATATTAGGGTCGTCAATTGATACAACAGCCGAATAAGTAAATGAAATTAAATTGCCGGTCGCATTAACTTGATACCCGTTAACGCTATCAACATTATTAGGTGCGGACGCATTTGCCCATACTTTCGATAATACAGCATTATTTACAGGTTGTATGCGTTGATAAATTAATACGGTGTCGGGTGGGTTGTCAGCATTTGCCACACCCGTCCAAGTCCAATTAACTAAGAATTTGCCGTTTGTGCCTAATGGGAAATCAAATGTTGCGACACCAGTGCCAAAGCCAGAGAATTCACCCCCTAAATTATCAAATAATACAGTTGGGGGAGATGAACCAACAGGAGCAATAGTTAAATCAGTTGTATTAAGTAAATCTTTAAGAGAGTAATGGGCGGTTAAAGCATCTAGGGCAAGACCAGAGGCGAGAACGGGTAAATATAATATTACATCATAAGAAATCCATAACTCACCTAAATTAACGTTATCCTGTTGCATCCCTACCACGGCAATCTCTTCTTGTGCGTGGTCGTATAATCGCAAATCACCAGCGGTAATATTGCCTACACTCGCTAGACGAGTATATAAAGGTTGATTTGGTGTAACTGATGGGTCACATTCGATAGGATGGATTACACTATTTGACGGTTTAGTTGATACGCAAAATTGGGTATTCTCCATTTGTTGTTTATTTACGAATGGTTGGGCAAGACTATTATATTGTGATGCCATAACAACGTACCCGAGGGCGGTGTTAGTGCTATTTAAAGCATCACTAGACCCACTTTTATATTCAAAACATAACCCTAAAAAGCGGTATCTTTCGAAATTACTAGCAAGACCAGACAACCAAGGGAATGTCTCTTTTAATGCGGGGTTAATTCTAAACACTCGATTATTAAATGTGCCAGAACTAAATAAATCCCCTAAATATTCACGATGTCTCACTCGGACTCCACCGTGTATATTTCCAAATTGAGGGATATTATCATCAATTGTTGGTTTAATAATTGT